GCATAAAAATTCTATCGCATGGGTATGTGGCCGCAGCTGAGTTGATGCACCAAATTTCATCCCATTCTCTTCCGTTTTGCAAGCCAATAGCAAAATCAACCTGGGAAATCCCTAATCCGATTATTGCTACTCTTTTGCCTTCTAGTGACTCAATTCGATCCATCAGCTCACATTAGAGCGGACTGAATCGTATCGATACTCGTCGCGGGTGCCACGACCTTCTGAGGTATTTTTCATTCTACCTACCGCCTCCTTAAATCTGCCCTCGAGCTGGGCAACGACATCGGCGGGTTCTTTTAAAAAGATTGCACCTTCCACTAAAGAGCCATACAACAAAGCATCCGGATAATCCGTTGATAAAAATGTTGTACCGCTGTCACTACCATCTGTGAGGGAATTTGGTTTGTTTAAATAATGCAGCTCAACAGTGTAATCCGCATCTGGAAGCGGAGACACCTCAAAAGCTGCTTCGTCAAATAAAGAGTAATACTTAGGTGTCGCACGAGTCGTGCCCGAAGAATATTCTTTAATAAATGACGGATGTTTGAAATCTAAATAATCGTATGTGCTTGAGCTGATAATAGCCAAACTCATCGGCGCATAAAAATCAGTTGGTGTTGCTAAAAAACGATTTCCTGTTGTCAATGTGCCCTGGACATTCTTTCTTTGTTCCGGGAGCTGCACAAAAGAGAATATACGATCCTCAGACTCTTTGATAAAAGTCGGTAATTGTGTCGTAAAAGTGGACTCAGAAACCTCAAGGTAATCTTGAATTGCTGTTTTTAATGTTGCGTAGGTAAAACTCATGTCGTTACTGTAACCTCACCGACGCTTGTTGTCACAGAAAATGTGTCCAGTACAGCGCCTAACTTGCCGTCGCCCACATTTGTATAAACCAAAAACTTTGTGTTGTCCTCATCTACATCTGGCCTAGCATTTTTAATAGCCTGTGGATCTTGTGGCGAAGGTTTTGGCATAAGCTGTGGATGTTTTGGACTCCATTGATCTGGTCCCACAAGCAAACCATCCCAAGTTTTTCTCATGTCTTTGAGCTTGTATCTGAAACCGCTTATGTCGCAGATTCCGTAAGAGTATTTTCCAGAAGCAAAAGCCATTATGCGTTGTTATAGCTCCTCAAGTTCGGTGATACTTTAAAAGAAGCTCTGTCTTCGTCTTGTGCCAATGCTCTAGCAAATTCATCTTCATACAACGATTTCAACATTTGTGTCCTTTCCGGAGCTCTTTTTAACGATATGTAATAAGCCAAACCAGCTGCTAAACACGGATAAAAACGAAAAGGCATATCCATGGTGTTTGCGCCAGCATCCGCGTCGTCCATCCTCGTGAGCACGTTCATGTGAATAGTGTACTTACTGCTTTCATCTGGAGCTGGCCATACAGAAATCGTAGGTGTCAGCTGTTTGTTTACAAAAAATTGATTCGGCTTCCCGGTCGTCGATTTTGTTGTGATGTGTGAATATTCAGCTCTACTCAACCTGGTCATTGGTATGTCGGTGTTTTCCGAGTTGATGGTTTCGCGGATAAATACGTCTAATACGTCAATCGGAGCTGTGCTGTTTGTGCTGTCGATATTATAAGTCGTGGTATCTTCAACCATGGCCACAGTTTTTTCTTTAATCGACCACTGATTGAGGCCACGATTCGCCCATTCTGCTAACATTAAATTCAAGCTCCTGGTTGCTGTTTTTAGATCGTAACCAGTTCTGAGCTCAATCCCGCAGCGCTCAAATGCTTCTTCGACGTAATCTGCTACATCTAGTTCAAAATTTTTGCTTCCCGAAGTTGCCATAATTACTCTTTTTCAATATCTTCGTCTGGAGCGTATAGATTGTCAAATGTTATTATCGGATCTGTATAGCTCTCATGCTGCTCCGCAGAGTGAACCCATTGCGAAGGCGAAAAATCTGGTGCGCCCTCACCAGCCCTCCATAAAGCTGGATTTGTGGCTCTGACTCTATTATTAGGCAGCGCAACAAAATTACCAGTCCAGGGACCAGCATCAGTCAAGTATAGCACATGAGATTGCTTGTGTTGAGCTGGATCATCCGCGATTGAATGTTCGGTGTAATCTACTGTAAACATGTATTTGCCCAAGTAAAATTCACCGCCTATTTTACAATACCAGGGGCTTGAGCTCACCCGATCCAAAGAAACCACGCTATGATGGTGGCTCAAACAGTCCCAAGGCTGCGCTAAATGGTCTTCCATGGGTTGTGGCCATTCTTCTAGTGGGACGTCTGCTATGAGCGCTTGTATTGGCATCCTGGCCCACATAGCTCCGCCATGCACATTTTCATCTGGATAATTTTCAAAATCGGTTTCGCAACCAGTAAAAACCACTTGGAAAGAAAGTGATCGGTCCGGGATTGTATTTACTGCAAATGCCAAAGCATGCAGATATTCGCCGTGATAGTTTTGGTGATTAGCCGTAAACTCTTTTCTTACCCAACATTTAAACTGTGGGATGTTTGAAATTAAATACGCCACTTAATTTAACTCCTTTTATTTTATCTTCCGTACAAGCCTCCGCCTTTGGCTTTGTATTTTGTGCCTTTCATGGCGCCACCTTTGGCCATACCTTTTGCACCTTTCAACATAGGCGTAGAACCAGCTTTTCTAGTTCCTTGACCTGTGAGTGCAGACATCACAGATTTGGGCATGTTGCCAAATCCAGTCGCAGATCTTTCTGCTTTAGCAGCCGCGCCACCTTTGGCCATGTATTTTGTGGTTTTCATCCCACCACCTTTGGCTTTGTATTTTGTGCCTTTCATTGCACCGCCACCAGCCATATATTTGGATTTTTTCATTTTTATCTCCTACCGAATAATCCCATGTTAGGTTTAGATCTTATCATACCACCTGTGGCCGCAAAAGTTTTAACATTGGTTGGCTTTCCACCAACCCCTTGTTTTTTTGCTCTTTTTCTACTGACCGCAGATTTTCTTTGTGATTTAGTCATGCTGGCCGCTTTTGCAGCTGGCACACATTTTGGATATTTTCTTTTAGATTTCTTTGCGCTGGATCTACCGCATTTTTTGAATCCACCGCCTTTCTTCGGAGATCCAATGTCTACCCAATCTTCTTTAAACCACTTGGTTAAACTCATTACACTCTAGGCACTTTGGTTTTTTTACGCTTTGAGTTCATCATCGCACCACAACCTCTGCCTTGGACCATCATTACAGGGCCGCCACTTTTCATGTAGCCCATTTTGTTTCTGACTTTCTTAGGTAGTTTTGGTAAACCTTTATTCTCAGCCGGGATTGCTTTCAAGCTCATCTCGCCGCCTGTTGCTTTTTTAGCGCCTTTATATTTGCCACCCATTTTTTTGTATTCTTTAACCATATAAGCATTGGCATAAGCAGACGGATAAACGTCAAACTTAGCTCTCGCTTTCGCTTTGGCTTTTGCATACAAAGAGGGATTAGCTACGTTAGATGGTGTTTTAGATTTAGCTCTACCACCTTTTTTCATTTTAATCGATTCAAGTGTTTTGGCTTGACCAGCGTGTAACTTACTAGCTTTTTTTAAACCCTTAACTACTTTGTTTATTTTCTTTTGTGACATAATTATTTACCAATTTTTACAAGACCAATATCCAGCTGTAAAAACGTCTTTCTTCTTTTGAACCGAGTCACAATTATGCCTGGCTCTAAAACTTTTTTTACGAGCTGGTTGGCTTTTTTTAATCTTCATGTTCGGATCACCATAACGAACAATTTTTACCTGGTCGCCTTTTTTGGCTAAGACAGCAAACTTTTTGTTTTTGCCTGGTGTCCGTTTTTGCTTATTGTAACCAGAAAAAGTCTCCCCGCGATAAGATAGCCTACCGCTGGGAGATCTTTTTACATCTTTAGTGGTTGCCATTAGTAGTTCTTATTCAGAACCAAAATGATCGTATAAGCGTCGCCGCTACTGTGTCCAACAGTAGTAAAGTCGATGTCGCCTGTCACACCGCTGCCAGCATTGTTTGGAATACCAGTAAATAAATCATAGTATTCGTCCCCGGTGCTGTCAGCTGGCAAGTGTACTAATAGGACGTTGGATGTTGCATCAAATTCTAATTTGACACTCATACCAAACGTGGCCCAATAGATCCTTGCTACTGAAACAGAAGTGCATGTCTGCCCGGCACTGTTTGTTGCCAGGGCAGAAACATCTACTTTTTTTACGGCCGATTCACCTGTTCCATCCGAAACATTAGTAAATTTCAAGATGGCAGTCTTCTCACCATCTTGGATTGTTTGTGAAGTTACTGCATCAGCCATAATCTACTCCTTACAGCTCTGTAACTGCTGTACGCTCTTTCATGGCTCCAACATAATCAACTGTCAAAGTTTTCGCAGCAGCAGCACCATTTTGTATGCCAAATGAAAGAGTCATCTCTTCATTATCTGGGGCATTAGTGCTAACAACTGTGCCAGCTAAGACGTTGTTTTGGAAAACATGAAACTTCTGATCTTTAGGATCATAAACAAAACCTATAGTCATAAAAGTATCGTCGGCCAAAGCGTTTGGCAGATCCAAAGTCGATTGCGTGCTGTCTTTTTCAACGATGAAAGTAACAGTAGTACCGCCGTCAGACTTCAAAAAGAAAATGCCGTCTGTCACATCCAAAGGTGTGGTATCAGTCAGTTGTAAACCAGCTACGATGTCTGATTGTGTGGCATCATTGGTTTTGAACCTCATGTTGAAAGCCAGCTGCTTTCCAGTTTCGTATTTGAAACCTTCTTTAACCAGTTGGAAAAAGTCATGGTCATTGTCGCCAGCTGCATTGGTAATGAGCAGTAAACCACCATCGCCATCGGCTAGTGCCTCTGTAGCAGATCCAGTTCCGTCCTCAGTTGTTGTTATTGTCCAATCGGACGCTAGATAAGTATCAAAATCATTGAAGTATGAGTGATACTTGTGTGGTGCGGGCATTTTTATTTTACCTAGTGTTGAGTCAGTCCCAACATTGGTAACACCCGAAGTGAAATGTGTAGTCATAAACAGTCCCTCCTTATAAATAGACCATTGCGAGCACCATGCCCGCAACATTTATTCTACACTCTGATGATACTACTAGGCGGTCTTTTGTGCAACAGAGCTGATTCCGAGTGATTCGAGCTGCTCTATTGTGCTCTCAGCTGTAGTATGTA